ATCTGCATCGTTTTTTGGGTATAATCGGACTGTCTGGAATATCCTGCTTTCAACTCATCAAGGGTGACTGGAACCTCCTGGCCGTTGACTTTGATATTGAAAGTCTCTGCCTGAAGTTCTGGTTCCTCTAGGGCCTCGGCCTGATACTCCTCTTCGATTTTCCCGGAGTCCTCTGCCTCAAGTGCTTCGGGCTCCTCGCCTTGTGGTTCTTCCTGGATGGGTTGTTCCTCTGGTGGAGAAGTCCCGGCCAGTAAAGCCTCAAAGGCTGCTATGTTGTTTCCTGAAGGTCCCTGAGTCGGGTTGCCTTCGACTGGTGTAATCTCACTCATTTATTTTTATCTTTGTCCTTTTTGGCCTTGATGCC